ATAAGCACGGTTAATTTCATCTTGGATAGCTTGCTGGTAAGGGTTCATATAGGCTTGCATTTGCGCTTGTGTAGGCGCACCCATTCCTGCCCCATATGTGCCAGCCGCTTGTCCTATCAACCCCATACCAGCCTGATATGCTGGCAATGCCGCACCCATTGTTGTCGCACCAGCCGTAAGATATGGTTGGTATGCGCCTAAACCAAATTGCGCCGCGCCAAGAGCCTGTTGCCCTGCTTGCGTCATACCTTCTGCAGTGACAGAAGGAAGCCCACCAGTAGGAGGAGCACTGGTAAGAGCTTTAGCTTGTTCCATTAAGCCTATTTTATAGGCTTCAATTTCGGGGGCTTCGCGCTGGATTACTTCTTGGGTTTCAGTAGCCATTATGCCCTCCCCTCAAACTGTTTCATCATGGCGTACATTTTCTTAGCACCTTCCTGGCGATCGCCACCGCCAGCACCACGGACAGCACGGGCATTCATTACAAACTCACCATCACTAAGCATGGCTGGAATAGAATCACTGGTCGGTGTTCCAGGACCAACGATTTCACCACCACCAGCCGCCGTTACAGGAGGCATGAAGGTTGGGTCTTGATAGTATGGGTTATTGCCATAGAACCTTGAATCAAACCCATACAACCCAGGATTTTGTTCATACAACCGGACACCCGTTATATCATCAAACCCATCACCATCTTCATCTACGGGAGAAGGCATTAGAGCGGCAACACCTAATCCAGTAGCCGCTAATGGACCATATTTAGTAAATATCCCAGGAGCTTCACTGGTAGCCGCTTTAGTAACAGCATCTGCAATCATTTGTTGTTGGGCGACTTCAGTCAATGCTGGCTGACCAGCTAATTGCAATGCTTGATTTGTAACATCAATACTTTTTGCCGCTGATTGTGCCGCTTGTGCCGCTTTAAACTCAGGGGTCAGGCTTGTACGAGTAGGGCTAAGATACTTTTCAAGGAATGATTCACCACTGGTTGTGACCTGCCCTGTAGCTGGATCAATGCCCGTAACCACATTAGGGTCTGGATCGTACAATGTTTTTTCAAAAATGTTTTGCTGAGCCGCTACTTCAGGAGTAACCCCTGCTTGTGCTTGCAATGTCGCTAATTGTTGCTGACCAGCTTGGCTAAACGGATTTACAGGCGTCATTGCTTGGCCAGCACCAAATGTTCCTAGCCCCGCAGAAGGTGCGGCACGGCTACCAAAGAAAGCACCACTGCCAAAGCCTTCACTACCGCCAAAAGCAACATTACCAAGGCCAGCTAATCCACCTGTGATAACTGCATTTCTCAGTGCATCTTTTGGACTTTGACCAGCAATCAAACCACCAGCCAAACTACCCAAACCCGAAGCAAAAGCGATAGGCATGGCTGGCAAAAGGAAAGGCGCGACGATAGGCAATACAATCGGCGCAATCTTTTTAACAACTTTTTTAACGCTTTTGAACAGTTTCTTAAGGAAAAACTCAGGCTGACCAGTAGCGGGGTTAATACTGTTTAATTCATTACCAACGATATAACGCTCAGGATCTAACCCCATATCTTCCATTTGCTTAAACAGCATTTTCTTCATACGGGGGTTAGCATCAAGGACTTCTACAGGAATAACTGTTTCGCCCTCAGCGGCGTGTACGATATATGTATCACCCTCACGCCCAAAATCAGCAAGCATATCAGCCGCTCGACGCACAGACTCAAGGCCACCTGTCGGCACAAGTGGCGTATTTTGTACTTCAAATGGGAGCGTTGCTATACCTTGCATCATAAAACCTCATTATAATGTGATGCAGGGTAGCTATTCCTGTAATTTGCTGATCTTAGCATACCCTTATTAATCCTTTTTCGCAACCTATGAACTTCCACCTGACATAGCTTCAGGCACAGTTACTTGGATAACCGTACTTCTTTTTTCTGTACCCAGCCATGGATTACCACAATCAGGGCAATTACCATCCGGATAACTTGCTATTTCGGCAGGGGTATCTACCTCATTAGGGCAACTCGCACAGTGAACAATATCACGGCTTGTTGAAGGTTTCCATTTAGAGCCATCAGGCATTGTTAGTATATCAGTCATGGTGTACTCACTGTTACAGTTCCAACGGCGGTAATTCCGGCTGTTGTTCCCGCCAAAACATCGTCCTCACGAACAATTTTTACAAATCCATCTTTTTCATATAAATCGCCTACTTGCAATATTCCACCTTCACCAGAAGTTGCAATATTCGGTATATTAGATATAGGCGACCTTACTTCATCAATAACAAAATCAAGGTTGCGAGCTAACTGGTTAGCAAAAGTTTGATCATACTGTTGCGGCGCAACAGGTATAATCGTACGGATAACTTTGCCACCCGCACCACTACTCATCTTCTACCATCCGGACGAGCATCTAAGCGTGGCGCACCTAACCGCCATTTTACGCCCAATGCGTCACTGCTGACTTTTAAAGCCATAGAACGCCCTCTGGCTCGCACAAATATTTGGTCAGTATATTGTTCAATAGGGCTTGCTACTGCACGAGTAACTGTCCCACTAGGGCTTTCTGTATACGGGTCGCCACTAAAATCACGGCTAGACATTGTAAATACTGCCGCAGGAGAAGCCGCTTCTGAACCATTAAAGGTAAGGTCAGGCAATACTCGGCGTATCAACATAAATTGGTCGCCATCACCAATGTCAAAATCAGAAGATTGGACATACGCATCTATGGCTACAGCAGGGTTTACACTACCATCATCAAACCCGAACTCATGGTCATATAGGTAGCCATCTGTACCTGTAGCCTGTGGGTAACTACGAGTTCCTGCCGCACGGTCATTCCATGCAGTACGCACCATAGAACCATAATACCAAACCTGTTCTGCATAATTGAACACCACATAACGGTCAATTTCATCAGAACTGGCAGAACAATAGAACCACCAAATTTCACTCTGGCTGGCTAGGCTACCCGCATGAATCTTAAATGATTGGTTACGGTTTAGATCACTAAACACATAATCCCTTACCGAGCACGGTATGGGTGTTACGCGACCATCGTAAATATAGAAGTTTTCTTGACCCATCCAAAACACAAGGTCATTAACACTAATAGCGGCATTAGGGCTGGCAATACGAATATTATCTGCTAACAACGCTGTTCCAAAAGTATATGGCGCACCTACATATTGGATAGAGTGCAAACTATGGTCTGTCCAAACTAGGAACTGGCGGCTGGTACGCACCGCTGTAATTATTTCAGAACCCTGTGATAACCGCAAATCCCCTGCTGTATTTGTAGCCGTAGGATTCCAATCTGTAATAGATTCTTGGTCAGACCAACGGATTAACAAAGGGTCTTGTATGCTAGTGCCTATTGTATTTGCGCCAAAACAAAGCACATGGCGGTCAACATCAGATACCATTACTTTACGAGCAACGGTAGGAGCATCTGTTGCACCAGATAGATCAGTTATATTTACCCCTCGCGCGGAAACACCACCTGTTGCATCCCAGTAATAGACGCCACCATCAGCTTGGTTAAAGATTAAATCTTCACCAAAATCATCGGCAAACCATAAGCGTAATGTTTCACCCGCTAGTGACCCTACCGTACTGCCCCAAGTAAATCTGCCCCAAGTACCCGCACCCCAGCCTGTGCCAAGAACAGTAGTATTAAGTCCAACAGATATTTGATAGGCCACCTGTACGGAACCGCCACCGCCTGAAACAGAGCCAGCCGTAGCAGAACCACCTGTATCTACTTGGTATGAGTTAGCTGAAATCACATTTGTGATAGTTAACTCTTGGTTTAGATCGCCTGTGCCTAACCCGTCAAATGCAGTAGCACCACTAATAGTTATAAAATCACCAAGGGAAGCACCATGACCTGTATCATTGATGGTTATTACACCACTCCCCGCCGTAATAGAATCTAGAGGGTCTGTGCCTAGAGTAACTGTTCTACGGATAGGTGTAATATCATTTAATGTGCCATCTTCTTCTAAATACACCTTTTGCTCAGTACCTATAAACAAAAGGTTAGAAGAATCTAGCGTAACAAAATCATGTATTTTGCGGGGGTCACCAATATACGCTGAGTCATTAACTTTAGTCCAACCGCCAATACGCTCCACATAACCATAACGGAAGCGTATTTTATCACCGTCAAACCAACCACCCTCATTAGAGTAGTTGGTTCCCTCACGGTTGATTCCAGGCTTAAACTGTAGCTTACTCAGCGGCATTGCTACCTCTTATGCGTAAGGGCTTGTACCGAGTAAATCAGCATCCCATGCGGCTTTTAGGCTGGCAATATCACTAGCACTATCTATTGCTGATGCGGCGGGTGCATCACGAAGGCTGGTTTTCTTTGCAACTGATGCGGCTTTAGCCGTAGCATCATCTGCTTCCATTGCTTTCATGTAGGCAACATCTTCTGCATCAAGCAGGGGCTGGCGAACTTCCCGTACCTTGTCACGAAAAATTTCTTTCGCTTTAGTCATATCTTCACTGATAACAGTACCAGACAATGACCAAGCACCACGGAAGTGACGGTCAGAAGGCACGGTAACTTCTGCGGCATTCGCTTGATTACCATCCTTATCTACAATATAGACTTCAGGCATTTTTATTCTCCTATGCTACCATGTCTACGGCGACATCTTCGCTAATACGCCACGCATTTCGCCATTCGCGTGTTTGCGGTAACTGCTGTTTTTTGCAGATTACCAACTTGGGCTTATTGCCCGTGTTCCATTCGCGCCACACATCCTGTGGTACATCCTTCATAATCAGATACTCAATGGCTTCTTCCTCTGTCATTGCTGGCATTGGTTCTGTTGTGTGCAACAGGTAGCCACGAGTATGTTTCTTAAAGTCAGGCTGGGCTTCATCTTTTGCCAATTCCCAATACACCCACACAGGTGGAAGGATGCCACCTTGCATTGCCGCCGCCATCCAGTTCGGGTCGGGTACAAGTATCTTGGCGCACTCGTCTACGCTGTCCTCATAGACAACACGATAGTCAGACTGCACACCGTCTAGGTTTTCTTTAGCCCAGCATAGTCGGTCAAACAGGTGAGTGCCTTTGAAATCAGGTGTCTGCATTAGGCGAGGTCTCCGAATGCTAAGGATGTATTGCTTTCAACATCACCATAAGACCCAGTGTCATTTCTATTTTCAGCCCTTATTGTGCTTGATGTTTGCAACATTGAATTGAGAGTCCACGGTGACCTTGTTGTTCCAGCCCTGCCGCCAGAGCCACCAGCCGCCGCTTGGTCTGTATTAGTTAGTGCATTGGTCAGAGTAAGCGTTCCAATACCAGTACCATTATCGGCTAAACTGCTTGTGTTTAGGCTTGATTTAATTGATGCCGTTCCTGTCATATCAACAGAAGCCCACGCCTTCGCACTACCCTCAACAACATAGTTCGTGGCGATAGACCCTGCGGTTGAGTGGGTCAATGTATCCGCTACTATTGTTCCAGCCATTATGCGAGGTCTCCTATTACTGTAATACCAACATACGGGCTATCATTATTGTTATAAGCTGTGTTTTCTGTAACAACTCTTGCTGTTGTTGTTGTAAATTCAGGGTCTGTGCTGTTATTTTCAATACAACTAGATTGTCCGTTTGAATTTACACCATCATCAAGCGTGTTTGAAATGCTACCTACAAAGTCATCATTTGACATAGCTGATGTAAAATTAGAAGAATAAGCACCTGTACCGTGGTCGGTTACACTACTTTGGTTAACGCTGTCTCTAGTAGAAACAGTACCTGTTCCTTTTATACTTGCCCAAACTTTTATTAAACCCTGTTGTAGTGACTGCGTAGCCGCGCCGCCCTCGCTGGTTACAGTAATAGAGCCAGCAGAGGTCTTGCCTGTGAGATTGTCAACTAGGATGGTACTCATGCTAGGTCTCCG